GTGTAACAACTAACTACAGTCAAGGTATATGTTATGTTGCAACTGATAACTTAGCTATCGGTTCTGATGTAAATGACCCAGAGTCAGCATTTAAAGTATTCTATGATGATTTAGAAGAAAAAATGTTTGTAAGAGGTTACTTCAAGTTAGGAGTACAGTATATGTTTGATTCACTATATAAGTGGGCAATATTTATATAATAATTATGTAATTTAGAGAGGGTGTCAAAACCCTCTCATATTACTTTTAATAACTTTTAAAAAAATAATAACATGGCAATAGATACAGGTATAGCAATAGATTGTTCAGCTTTACAGTCAACAGGTGGTATATCACAGATTTGTTTAAGAAGTTTTGATTCTTCTGACTCTGTTACTTATGATAACACTGCTGGTAAACATGAAATATCTTCTATAGGTAATGGTGGAAGTACTGCAAGTTGGTTTGTGTATGAATTTAAACAAGAAACTGCTGAACTAACTGTTAACGCAACTAAAGAAAATGGTTCTACAGTATTTGAGTGTGGAGTTAACTTTATGTTACCACAAATAAATAGCACTAAGATGCATGAGTTACAGGAAATGTTAAATGAGTGTATGATGGCAATAATTGTGACTACAAATGGTGAGAAATTAGTTGTTGGTTTAAGTGAAAAATACGCTAATGAAGATGTGATTTTTAGAAATCAAACTTTCTTAAATTTAGCAAGTATGGAAGGTGGCACTGGTGCAGCATTTGCAGACCAAAATGGTTTGACAATTAATTTACTAGCAAGACAATTTGAATTACCAAGACAATATTCTGGTACTTTGACAGTAGACACTTCGGCTTTGACAGCCACTTCATCATAAATATTATTTAGGTTTGGTAACTCTGTAAAACTCTTAGTTATCCTAAAATATTTTTTATGTGTGATTGTAAAGAAAATTTATTAGATTTATCTAGTTTAAAAATTTACACACTTATGGCAACATATAAAGCAATAAAAAAAGTAACAATATATCATGGCACTAAAAGTGTCATAAGAACAGCATCAGCTTCTCAAGAAGAGTTAGCTTACCTATATGATGTTTTAGGAGCTACTGATGTAGTAGAAAAAATTGAAAAAACAAAAGATGGCTCAAAGAAAAGTAAAAAGCAAAGTAAAGACATCGACAAAGAGCAAGAGTAATACTTTTGAGTTCGGTGTTTTTAATTTAGCTACACCACAACATATTGAAGAACCACAAGACTTAAGCAGAGTATATACAGACTTTATACCTTTTGGTCAAAACAATTTATTTCCTCAATATCTTGCAGAGCTAAAAAGAAAGTCATCTACACACAGAAGTGTATTAGCACAAAAAACAATCTTTACAAGTGGTGCTAAGTTTGTTACAAAAAATGATAATCTAAAATCATACATCAGAGATGTAAACGCTGATGGTGAATCTCTCAGAGATGTATATAAAAAATTAGCAGATGACTATTACACTTTTGGTAACGCATACCTAGAAGGTGTTTTGTATGAAGGTGGTATGAATTTATATCATGTAGATGCAACTACTGTTAGAATATCTAAGACAAAGAAAGATGTATATATACATCCTGACTGGGCAAGATACAAGATGGAGAAAAAGAAGATGAATATATTACCTTTATATCCAGTCGTGCGTAACAATAGATTTATTATACATTTTAAAGATTACGAACCAACATTTAATTTTTATGGGTTACCTGATTATGTAGCTGCACTAGAACACGTTGCAGTAGATTATGAGATTGGTAAATGGAATCACACAAAGTTTCAAAATGGTTTTCAACCATCAGCAATCGTTGAGATAAGTGGTGATATGGGAGAAGATGAAGCAAAGAAGATGGTAAAAGAAGCACAAAAGAAATTTGTTGGAGAAGGTAACAATGGTAAGATATTATTTATTGTAAAGAATGGTGACACATCACCAGCAAACGTACAGATAATAAAAGATGATCAAGATGGTAGTTGGTTAGACCTACAGAAGATTACTGATCAAAACATTATTACTGCACACAGATGGCAACCTTCTTTATCTGGTATTGTTAGTTCAGGTAAGATGAACAATACGGGTAGTGAAATTAGAATAGCATATGACTTATGTATGACAACTGTTGTAAAAGACACATCAGATATGTTGTTAAATGGTATAAGAACCTTGTTATTTAAAGAGCTAAACTATGAACCAGAAGAGCTAATGATACACTTTGAACCACCTATTTCTTACATAACAGATATAGATGTCAAAGAAGTATTGACAATAAATGAGCAAAGAAAGTTATTAGATGAGGACTTTCCTTTACTTGAAGGAGGTGATATGTTTATAGCTGATAGAGAGATTATAGTGACACAGAGAGATGATGATGGAGATGGTGAAATAGAAGAACAAAAATCAGTTACAGTAGAACAATAATATGGCAAACGTAAATAACAAAGCAACCTTAGTAACAGCAGCAGAAGTAATTAGCAATAGCTTTACAAATGCTAATACAGACCCTGCACTTATATCTAGCAACTCTATCTTACTCGCAGAGTTAGCTCATATAAAACCTGTTCTTGGTAAAAAGTTTTACGAAGAGCTAAAAACACAACATGATCCTACTGGTACTTTATCTACTGCTAATCAAACACTAATGGACGACTTTCTTACAAGAACTTTATGTTGGTTTGTGAGATTCGAGGTTATTAATGAAGTACAAAGCAATAGTTCTAGTATGGGGATTGTTAACAATATAGATGAGTTTTCTTCTATTGTTGATCCTTCTGACCTCAATGCATACAAACAAGACACATATAGAAAAGCTAGTGTATATTTAAAAGACATGATGGATTACATAGAGGATGATGACCAAAATGGTTTATACCCAACCTATGAGTCTAACAGACCTAACAGAGGGTTTGCATATAAGAATCATGGTATTATAATGTACGATAGTATATATACTAAAAATTATCATCCAAGAACATATACAAGTTGGAAAGACTACTGTCCTTGTGATGACTGTTAAAAATATATAAATGGCAAATAACGAACATAAAAATTTAAGTAATGCAAATCTCCATGTGCCTAAAGATTTTAGCACAGCAGGTAATTCTACAACACTTACTAAAAACAGTAGTGGTAATTTATCTTGGATTAGTAATACAAGTTTAGGTAAGCAAAGATATAATATCATAGGTTACTCCTTATCTACAGACCATACTAATAGTAATTATTTTAGAGCTGCACATATGACAGATGGTCAATCACCAAATCAATACAATGCTGATACAGAACAAACAGCAGTTGCTTCAATTAGTATAAATCACAAAACATTAATTACTAGAGCAGCAAATATTGTTGTAGACGCAGATTCTACTGTATATAAAATATATGGTTGGTTAAATTCAAGTGGTACGAATGCTGTTACATTAGCAATAGCTAAAGTTACTCCTATCGCAGACAGTGTGGAAACCCATAATCCAGTAGTAATAGATGAAATTACAGTAGAAGGTTTAGGTTCTGACCAAAGATTAATACAAATAAATGAAACTACGATAACAGGTGCAAGTTTGACAGCAGGTGATTACTTGATAGCTTTTATAAAAGAAACAGCAGAGGGTGAATTAACACCTTCTAATTTATACTGGCAAGTACAAGTATGCACAACAACATATTAATAATTTAAAATAAAAAACAATGAGTAGATACGATTCAGACAACACATTATTAAGAGAGTTACTAGGTAAAAATGCATTTACACAAGTTTTTACTACAGAAGCTCAGACTGGTAAAGATTTTTACTGCATATATTTTGTGCAGGAAAGTGTTATATCTTCTATTACTGCACCAGAAGTAACAGGAGAATCAGCACTACAAACTACAATACCAGCAGGAACTCAATTACTAATGAGAGTCACTGATATTACTTTATCAAGTGGTCTAGCAATAGGTTACACAGAGAGTGATGGTGACACTTCTAAATAATATAAATGTTAGGACTTAATAAAGGTAAATTAGGTATTGGAGAACCCATATACAGGTTTGACAACAATCACAGCGTAGACTTTGATGGTGTAGATGACTTTATACAGCTTGGTGAACCTATAAGCTACACACAACATACTATAAGTGCGTGGGTTAAAATCGGTGCTAGTTCAGATAGCAGAACTATATTTGATGCAAGAGATGCAGACAATGATGGTATTAGAATTTATGTTCCATCAAATAATAAAATAATTTATCAGTTAAATACAAGTGATATATCTAGCTTAACTTT